CGATTAATTATGATAAGTGGACTGCCACAAATACAATTTCTACCACACCTGCTGAGATAAATCAGACCGAGATAATCACAATCACTCACGATATCAATAATAATTTTGGTGCAATAAGTACATTGCTCAGACAAAGACATAAACAATCATAATGCCAGCAGTCACACGAATAGGAGATGCAGATGTCACTCATTGCTCTACTCCAGTAAGGGCACAGGGTTCAAGTAATGTGTTCGTCAATGGTATTGCAGTATCTAGGCAAGGAGATCTTAATACAGTTCACCTACTACCTGGTTCTCCTTGTCCCTCTCATGCAGCACCTATCACGTCGGGTTCTGGTAAAGTATTCGTGAACGGTAAGGGTTGTGGTTACGTGGGTGCTGGGGTTTCAGGATGTACCGCCGTGGCGCAGGGTTCAAGTAATGTCTTTTGTAGTGTGTAATATCTGAATTCTGCTAATCTGTATAAATAGTATTCATGTCCAATAGGATTTCAAATTACAACGGTAAAATAAATCAATCGGGATACAGACCCTCAATCACTGTTCCTGAATTATATGCCGATCTAAATCTTGGTTTTCGACTTCTGGAGGGCACAAAAGATATTCGTCCCGTCACGGACATTGAGGCAATCAAGAATTCTATTCGGCACCTTATTCTCACCGGACGTGGTGAGAGACCCTTTCATCCAGAACTTGGTTCTGGTATTACAGATCTTCTCTTTGAGAATGTCGATGGTTTTACTGCAGCCGTACTACGAGATGAAATCATCGATGTGGTTCGACTGCATGAGAAAAGAGTCGATAATGTAGATGCAGAAATTTATGATGATGCAGATCGTAATGCATTCTATGTTACGATTCGATTTAGTATTAGACAAACAGATATTCCAACAGAGGTGTCTTTCTACCTTGACCGCATACGCTAATGAAACAATTAAATGTAACTGAACTTGATTTCGATCAAATCGCAACGAATCTAAAGGCCTATTTCAAGAGGGCAGATTCTCCATTTAAGGATTGGGATTTTAATGGTTCTGGTCTCAGCCTCCTGATCGATGTTCTTGCCTATAATACGCATTACAATGCAATGCTTGCACACATTGCAGTCAATGAAAGTTTCCTTGGTTCTGCGCAATTGAGAAAAAATGTTGTCGCCCGTGCAAAGACTCTTGGGTACCTGCCATATAGTAATTCTGCTGCATCATCTATCATATGGCTTGCTGATGCTGGTGATATCTCTTCTCTCACTGAGGTCCCAAGTGGTACAAATTTCACCGCCACAATTGGTGGTGTATCATATAACTACACAACCTTTGGTGCCACGACCAGAGATTTTAGTGTCGAGGAAAATCGATATCTGACGATCTATCAAGGTTCTCGCAAGACGGTTCAATTTCAATTTGATGACAAGGTCCCGAATCCAAGATTTGAACTCCCAGATGCAAATATTGATATCAAGGCAAGTCTGATGACTGTCTCAACGAAGGCCGTGGGTTCTTCTTCCGTGACATCGTATACAAGATTCACTGAATTGGCAGATATTGAATCCACCACACCTGTTTATTTTATTTCCGAAAATCCAAATGGTCTGTACCAGATCGAATTTGGTGATGGTACTCTAGGTTCTGCACCCACGAATCGTGATATTATTACCGTGACCTACCTGGTTACTGATGGTAAAAACGGTAATGGTGCGACATCTTTTGATTTGTCATCTACTCTCACAGATACATCTGGTAATTCACTGGATATCTCTGTCCAGAATGCCGCAGATACTGGTCTCACAGATCAGCAGAGAGCAGATCGTGAGAATCCAACAGTGGATCGTGGTATTCCCACAATCTCCACGGGCGGTACGAATCGTGAGACCATCGAGCAGATTCGATTCAATGCACCACTGAATTATCAGGCACAAGATCGTGCTGTTACGGCAAATGATTATAAGGCTCTCGTTCTTGCCAACAGTGGTGCAAAATATGTTTCTGTCTGGGGAGGAGAAGATGAAGCCCAGTACGATCCTGAAATTCACAAGGGTAATGTATACATCTGTGCAAAGACCGAAGATACTCCAGGTTATCTAAGTGAATCAGATAAAGAAGCTCTGAAAGACGTGCTGGATAGTAAAGGTGTGTTGACAATTCAACATGAATTTGTGAATCACCTGACGATCAATCTTTACTATGATATCTTCGTGAAGTATGATCCAAATCTGACATCAGCTTCCACGAATTCATTGGAAAGTGATATTCGTACGACGATTCAGAATTTTGCAGATGCCAATCTACAAGATTTCTTCTCGGTCCTTCGTCATTCAAAATTCCTCAAGACGATTGATGATTCAAATCAGGCATTCATGCATACTGTTGCTCGACTCAAGGGTTATTTCACATATGGTTTTGACACAAAAGATCTGCAGTATTTTAATGTTCCAGGCATAGATGCAATAGATGATATTGCAATAGATAATATCAATAATGCATTAAAACCCAAATTACGTGTTGCAGGAAATCGACCTATCAGAAATCTCCTTGCTACTGCATTGAATGATCTAGATACGGCCACAATTAGAGAAGGATATGGGGGTGCTAAGAATTATCAGAATGTACATGTGATTGATGTGGGTATGCCACTTGACAGAAATTTTCCCGTAAAATCTAGTACATATAATATTGTCACAAAAGAAGCCAATAATAAAAATTGTTTTATTACTACAAAAAGAAATATTTCAAAGAGATATAGATTTCTGTATGTTGTTTCAGGTGCAGGTGATTCTATAAGAGATGGTCAGGGTTCTGAATTTTTGGCTAAACAACTGATGTCGAGTGATTTGAATGATGGTAAGGGTACAATGACACAAACGCCTGTTGGAATTGTGGATTATGATTTGGGTATCATAATTCTATTTGATCGCAGAGAAACTATTGGAAAAGGTTTTATTGCAAAATTGTATGGTAAGACCGGTGAAACATATGTAGATCCAGATGATAATAAGGTATACACTGGTTCAGATTACGTATCAGAGCTTGAATTCAGATTTAAACCAGCCTCAGATAATGTGGTTGCACGTCGTAGATCGATTATAGATATCGATGTCACGAAATCAACAGTTACAGTAGAAAAAGATGCAATCAAATACCTAGGCTCAGTTGGAGCTTCGATCTTTGATACAGTTGAAAGAATAGATCCAGATTTTGACCTATGAGTGAATCAGTAGCCAAGGCAAGAAAAGGTGGGTATGAGGCAACAAATGTCAATTCCCTGATCCCGAGATATGTTATCTCACCGGAATTGAGAGATAGCGCTCAGGGATTGATTAAATTCCTTGAGGAATATTACTCTTACCTCCACGAAGAGGGTAATGCCCTGTATGAACTTGATCGTCTGGAGAAGCAATTTGATGTCGACGAGACAGATGATAAGTATCTCACGGCGATTCAGAATGAAATTGCCTCGATTATCCCAGAAGTGCCTGGAATCGAAAAGAAGGTTCTGTACAAGAGAATCGTTCAGTTCTATAGAGCCAAAGGAACCAAAGATGCCGTTGCAACATTCTTTCGTATCTTCTTTCCCGATAATAGTGCACCGGATTATCCGCTACTGAAATATCGATACGATCTTGGTGGCAATATTATTCCCCATGAGTATGAAATTATTCATGGTGAGACATTACCTCTGGAATGGAGAGCATTGTATAAGGCGCTTTCTCACCCAGCGGGTATGAAGATGATTGCGATCCTTGAACTTCTATGCCAGAATTCTACACATGCCATTGAAAGAGGTATTGATGATCTGGATTCTGGGTATGATGGTGATCTTTCTGATCCTGATTCTCCAAATTTTATTCGGTATGATTCTCATGTCGCAATCATTCAATTCATTGAAAAATATTTGGCCGTTGCAAAATATCCTGGTAGAAGTTGGGTGAATACCACTGATGGTTCTACACCACAGATTCATCTGAATCCAGAAGATAAAGATCTACAGATTCATCTTCCCCTGACGGAAGAATACCATGATGCCATTGGTACCTTTGATATCCGTAATATGGAGTATGATTCAGATGAATACTTCAATGATGACTGGAATCGTCTCATTGGTCCTGATCCATATCTTGATACTGCAATTCGTATGCAGGATCAATCGGGAAATGAACTGCATGGTATTCTACTGGAAGCAAGGAACTCAGCGGGTGATGTTGCCTCTGATGACGCACCCCTGAGTTTTGAAACAGATGGTACCTTTGTCTTCAATGGTACGAATGGTGGAGGAGAATATATTTTACTCCCACTTGGTCTGGATGATTCTGATCTCAGTGATGGTAATTTCAATGCAGCTGCCGGTGATGTTCTGGATGCGGCGTATGCAGTATATGGCAGTAAGACAATCTTTAAGGATACAGATGATTGGTCAATTGCATTCTGGTACAAGGGTGTAGAAGCCACGGCAGATGCACCGGATCATAATCCACCATCGGTGCCGGATTCAGATCGAACAGATTTCTCACCACTTGTGTCTGCA